TGTCCTTGGTGTCTTCCATGATCATCTCCATTTTTTAATGTTGGTCTATCTTGTTCTTTATCAACTAAGTAACGTATAAAGGAAGCCATAGACATATAGTTTTGTTCCGCTATAGGCTTGGCTAATTTATAAGTGTCAATGCTGATCGCGACAGATTTATATTTTTTAATGTCGGTCATTTCTTTCTCCTATATATATGGTATGTTTATTCATACAAGCCCATACATATGGGATTTTGACAGATTGTCAAGTAGCTTTATTATTATTATAGTAGTCTAATATTTCTTTTGATTTAAATATGTCCGGATATTTTTTAAACAAGCCAAGTGTAACAGCACGTAACTTTTCTGTGTATTCTGGATCTATTGCATAGTTTTCTAAAGTTTCAATAAGTAAAAAAACGTCTACATTATCTGTAATATATTGTTTTAAACGCAAATCTCTGTATTCAACAAATGCACTAGATGAATTAAGTAATGCAATATAATCAGCAACACTCTCACATCTGTTTAAATACCTTTTCAGTAGTACATCACTGTTTTTTGACTTCATATGAGGCTCTGTGCTATCTGTTTCAATGATTCCGTAGTAGTTATTACCCTCTAATGCAAAACGAGAGCGCCCCCAATCAGACTCTAGTATGGCTTGTGCTACACTAATCGCTACCACAACCCTGTACCGTGGTTCAATAACCGCGTTATTGAGTACAGTACACTCGGCTATACCTTGCACAAACTGATCTTGCGGATTACCATCATAGTTAAATGAAAAACCATTTAATAATGGATTACATAATAAAAATAATGTTGCGCATAACTCTTTAAACATCGTCGTCTTTTTCCATAAATATATATTCGACCTTTAATTTTACTTGCTCCGGTGTCCGTTGTCGATGTATTTTTGTCCCCGGTTTCCAAGATTGGCGGTAATTAGTTGTTTTTACATCAATTAATCTTATTTCTCCTGTCTCTTCATTGACTATTACCATGTCAATTGGACCTTTAGGTGACACATTACGAAACACCCAATAACCTTCTTTTAAAAATTTAATCGTCGCTTTTAGTTCGTTTACGTCGCCTATTTTTTGTTTATCTCGCCCCATGATGGTCCTATCTCCATGTCTACTTTCAAAGGGACTTTGAGTTCTACCGTAGTCTCCATTATCTCCTTGATCCGTGTTGCCTGTTCCTCGCTTTCAATAGAACAGTTTAACTCATCATGCACTTGTATATGAGATACGATACCCTCTTCGTATAGATCAACCATCGCTTTCTTTATCATATCAGCACTAGACCCTTGTATTAATCTATTCAACGCTTTGTATGTAAATGCACGTTTTATGTCACGGCCGTATTCTCTTTCTGCTTCTGCCAAAGGTAAAGACTTGTGAACACCAAACATTCGTGGCTCCCATCTATCAAATCGACATTTACGACCAAGCAGTGTACGTAAGAAACCTACATTCTCAGCTTTACGCATTGCCTGTTCTGTTAATTGTTTTACAAATGGAACGTTAGCATGAAACCGGGCAAATAGATCTTCTGTTTCATCTTTATCTAATCCTAGTTCGCTACCAAGTTTGCCTTTACCCATACCGTACATCATACCAAGATTAATTGTCTTAGCAGTTTTACGGTCTATGCCCGCCATATCGGCGACGGCTTGATGAAAGTCGGGATCTTCTATCTTGTAAGAATCGATGACCTCGTCGGCGCCTTTCAAGCCACCACCGGTAAGCGCGGCGAAGTGGACAAGAACTCTAGGTTCCTGTTGGCTATAGTCAAATGACCCCCACCTGCAACCTTCATCGGGGATGAAGATTGATCTTATCAACGGCCCGATGTCTTTGTTTCGTGCCGGAATCTGTTGTAAGTTTGGATTGTTGTACGAGAACCTACCTGTTGCTGTTCCTCCTAATCCACTTTCACTTCTCATTTGATTTATGTTTGCGTGTATTCTACCATTATGTTGATGTCTAAATATTGTATCAATAAAAGTAGCTCTAGCTTTATTTGTTTCTCTTGCGTGAACAATCTTTTGTGCAAGAGGATGTTTATGTGTAACTAAAAAGTTCTTATCAAACTTTGGTTGCTTTGTTATGCCTGTTCTCTCATACGGTATGTTAAATTTATCAAATGCTTTTGCTACACTAACAGCAGACCATACTTCTACATTAATTCCTGTGTCTTTTTTTATTTGTTGTAGTATGTCTTTTTCTTTTTTTACAAAACTCTTTTCTATCTTCTTTGCTTTTTCTAAATCAACGCGAACACCTTTCCATGTCATATCTAACAAACAAGGAAAGAGCCGTGTTTCAAGATCAAATATACTTGATAATTTTTGTTTTATAAGTTCTGGTTTAAATACTTGCCATAACTTTAATGTTAAGTCAGCATCTTGTTCTGCGTAAGGACCAACATGCATAGCGGGTAGTTTATACATTTCTGATTTTGCATCAACGCCCCATTCTCTTGCGGCTTCATATAATCCCGCTTCTGATTTTGTTTCTTGTAAATAATCTTTACCTAATACATTTAATGTATACTGATATCTATTCTCATCGATAAGTGGTGCCGCAATCAACGTATCAATAATTTTACCTTTTACTTCTACACCCCACCAACGTAACCAACCTACATCGTAAGCGGCGTTATGAAATACTTTATCACATGGTAGCGCCATAATCTTTTGCACTTCACGCTTGAGTATATTCTCATCAAAGTTGCCACCGCCATTTTCATGTCTTATAGGAAAGTAACCTTTCCAACCTTCTACAGCTATAGCTACTCCTAATACATATCCTTCTCCTCTTGCCCAACCCGGTCCGAGTTCCTTTATGTTTGGATCACATGTCTCTAAATCAATTGCAATTTCTTTTGCTTCAGAAAGATCGGGAAACTTTTCTGGTGGTGTCCACTCACTTGGTGGTTGAAATAGTGGTATCTGTATCATCTTTTTTCCTATCGTTTATCTCACCTGCTATCGCCGCATATCCCGCCATGTCTATGTAACAATCTTCTGTAGTTCTATGTTTTAATCTTGCAACTTTTACAAGCATCATACATATAGCTACATCGTGTGCAGATATATTATAGTCTAAATACGCGCTCCACAATTTTGCAATGTTATCATGGTTTTGATATTTATCACCGTAGTCGTGTTGACGTTGACCAGTAACAATCTTTGCCGCCGTATCTAAATACTCTCTAGTTTTCATCTTTCTCCTTTGGTTTGATGGACCGTAAATCATTTGTAAGTAATTGTAAATCAAGTAATAATATTTTTAACTGTTGATCAACTTTCTCACGGTTAAGTTTTGGTAACTCAGCACGTATTCTGCGTACTTGTTTTTCTGTTACACCAACTTGTTTTAATGCAGTGTTTATTGTAAACATTAAAATGCCTCTGTAAATTCTCTGTCCGTTTGTGATCTCACAATGTCCAGATTGTTTCTTGCACGCGTCATTCCCACATAGAATACGCGTCGCTCTTCGTCTCGTTGTGACCAATATGCTTCATCAGACTTACGAGATAAACCCGTTAATAACATAACATTATCTGCTTCACTACCTTTTGATCCATGTATCGTTGATAGTTTGATCCGTGGTCCGCGTCTAATGTTTTCTTTACGACGTAGACATGCACGCACGTAAGTTTTCTTGTCGCTTTCTATATTTTCTAATACTTTAAACCAAGGTTCTTCCTTGCTAGCTAATAATCCATACTGTGTCGATAATGTGTCATATGTGTAAAGTTTTTCTTTATCAGCATTTCCCATTCCCTTATGTTCTTTTGTTACACTTTTTCCTGTTTTAAGATAAGTATAAACTTTCTTTACTGATTTTATGTCTATTGATTTACCTTTTCGTAAATCTTCCCATGCAAGAATAGATTCATGTATACCTTTATTAATAGAAGTTTCATCATTTCTTTCATAGTATACTCCTTCATTTATTAAATCTTCTTCAAGTGCATCTAATTGATATTTATCTCTTCCTAATATCAACCACTCTCCTTTTTTTAATTTATTTAATTGTGGAACAGGATGAATATTTACTGCACCCATTTCATCTCTTGATGTCCATTCTTTCTCTACTCTACCCCTTACGCGTTTTATTAGTGTGTTTGCTTTTTTGTGTATTAATTTGGAAAGACGATAAGATTTGTTTAAAATAATTCTTTCTCCATCCATATTAATTAAATACTCTGGTCTTGCACCCGCCCAACGAAATATAGCTTGATCATCATCGCCCGCTACATACACGCGCTTTGCATTTGTTACAATGCGCTCTACCATTTTCCATTGTAGCCAACTAAGATCTTGTGCTTCATCAACAATAACGACGTCAAAGTTTGGTATGCTGTCATAATGTTTTTTATTAAAGTCTACAATCATATCGGTCATGTCGTATTTGTTTCTTTTCTTTTTATAATCGATCAATGATTTATCTATATATTTTAATTTTCGTAAGCCACCTTCTATGTGTCCTGTTTCCGGATAATTAAAGTAAGCTTCTGATGTTAGTCCTCGTATCTTTGCACCGTCAATAATTTGCATAAACACGTCATCGGGAAAACCAGCACCATACTTTTTTACTTTTTTATTTGGATTACTTAATTTTATTTGTAATTTTTTTGAAACAAAAGCGTAATCATTATCATTCATAATGTTTTCTTCTTTCAAATGTAACTCTTTGTAGGCTAAACTATGTAGCGTACGAAAGTTTGTAAAATCTTTTGTGCTATAATTTAATTGTGATATTGCACGCGATAACGCTTCATCTGCCGCTTGATTAGTAAATGCAAGATAAGCAATTTTGTTTGGAGCAACCTTATTTATCTTTAATTCTGTTTCTAAAACATTCAACAAATATGTTGTCTTCCCTGTTCCGGGCGGTCCATATATTACTTTTCTCAAAACGGTGTATCCTCGTCCATGTCTGGTGTTTTAAAATCATCACTATTTTTTCTTATCCAAGGTAAATACCAAAGATAAGCTGTTTTACCTTTTATCTTACGTCTTATATCTCCGCCACCTAATTTGTTTCTAATGTGCGCGGCCATTTGTGTAGGATTATAATTTTTAAAATCATGCTTCTTCAAAAACTTTTGCAATTTATCTGATTTAAAATATGCTGTCATTTTTTTCACACTAACTTCTCTCTCACCCTTTTCATCTTTTATCTTATCCATGTATTCTTTTTCTTCAAACAATGCCTTACCCATATCAACTTCATCAATGTGTTCTGCTTCTCCTTGGTCCTCTAAAAATTGTTCTAATAAAGTTTCAAACCTACCCGCCTTTGTAATCTCGTGTGCCATTTCAATGATAACAACATCTTTCATTAGCTGTTGTAGTTTTCTTCTCCAAGCGGCCGCTGTTGTAGCGTTTGGAACATCTATAATTTGATTCATGCACGCCTGTCCAAATTGATGTTGATTGTATAGTTGTTCTGTAGTTACAACAACTCTTCTTCCATCAACGTTTAAATACCATGTAGAGTCATCACTTTTATAAACAGTTAGATCACCTATCTGACTATTAAAATTACCACCAACACCAAATTGTCTTAATTTACATTCTTCTAAACTACAATGATTACACATTGGTTGATCATTACATTTATATTGATACTCTTTTTTCTCATGTTGTTTTTGCATTTTTAAAACCTGTTTTGAAGACAAAGGTGGTTTCATATACTTGTGATTAAATTCGTCTAACTTATCTTGCCAATCATCTGGCCACTTTTTCTTTGCATACACTGCATATTGATAAAGTGTATTATCTCTATTACCTTGAGGTACTCCCTGTGACATCAGTGTTTCTAAGCAAGGAGGACCATCATTAAAATTCTTTAATATATTCTTTCTTTTTGGTTTTATCTTTTTTAAATCTTTTTCGGACGTACAATAAGTATCATATAAAGCAAAGAAACCATCAAGATCAA